TCCGGGAATTATGGTAATTTCTACGCTACCATCGGACATAGTTACCATTTCAGGGTCAACTATCTCAATTTCTAGTGCCTGATCGACTAGTTCCCCTTCCACTGCCTCTTCTTCTATGCCCTTGGGGGCAGCGTATATGCCTTTCTCAATCGCCATGATTTAACCTCTTAGTAGTAGCCGCTACTACGCCGCTTGAAATATTGTTGTTCTTCTGGTTCATCAGAAGGTAGGCGTATAAAGCCACCTTGTCGGAACCTCATTAATGCCATTACAGTAGAATCCACTAAGTCATCGTGGCTCATAAACGGGAATCCCGCTATTTCTTCTACTACTTCTTCGGCCCACCTAGAAGGTGGAACCCAACATAATCTAGACTGCACAATATCAGATACGGAGTTCAAACGTGCAAGTTTATCTCCTGACCCTCTATGAGGTGTATATTCGGACACAGGTAGACCCATTCGTCGCATTTCTTGGTATAACGCTACACCTGAACTCTTTTTCTCCACTATGAAGGAGTCAGGTTCCCAATCTGTGTACTCTTGCATAGCCATTTCTTTTAGCTCATGGAACTCCATACGCTGTTTTATACTGTTTAGCAATATTATATTATACGCAGAAGTCTCCTCATTAAGAAACACCCCCCACGTAGTTAGTGCTGTGTAGTCAGCGCGGTTGTGTTTCTCTGCCGCAGCATCTAATGACATTATGACATACTCACACGACGGTGGGTTTTCCCCTTCCCATATATTCCACCACTCCCTTTTTACTAGGGCGGCTTCTTCGGCAGTGGGTTGTTGTTGGTATTGGGCGTTCCATTGGAACGTAGGCATTGATGCTTTGGTGCGTTTTAAGGCCTCTAAATCAAAAAACTCAGGCCATAAAGGCTTTTCTACTGACTTTCCAGTTTTTTTGTCTTCTATTTCTAGTATGGCGGGGAATTCGATAACTTCAAACTGGTCAGACCTCTCATTCTGCGCCATGTCCTTTACAACACGCCCTGTTAGGTCGTCCATGTGCCAACGTGTTTGTATTATTGCTACCTTACCTCCGGGCATTAGTCGTGTACGAGCACCAAATGTGTACCACTCGTACGCTTTCTCAAATATTGAGAAGTTACCACTAATAACGTCTTGCTCAGAGTGAGGATCATCAATAAGTAGTAAGTCTGCGCCACGTCCTGCTAGGGCTGAACCTACACCGCACGCATAATACTCTCCACCCACGTTAGTATTCCATCGACCTGCTGATTTAGAGTCAACCGCTAGCTTTACAGTAGGAAATATAGATCTATAGTCAGGAGTAGCAATAAGGTTACGCACTTTACGCCCGAAATCTACCGCTAAGTCGGTGGTGTGCGACACCATCATTACTTTTTTGTTGGGATTACGGCCTAAATACCAAGCGGGAAAAAATATAGACACTAATTGCGACTTTCCATGACGTGGTGGGATGTTTACACAAACTCTATCTTTACCCCCAACTTCAATGGACATTAACATGTTTGCCAGTATCCTGTGGTGCTTACCCACTAGAAACTCAGGCATCATGCGCTTACAAAACTCTATAAGATCGTCATAAGCTAGGGTATTTTGCTTACGGACGGCTATTTCATCTACTAAACGGTCTATCTCAACTACTTCGTCTTGGGAAAAAGAGTCTAGGTTGTCCAACATCTGCTGAATGTCCTCTTCCGAGAAGTCGGGAACGGCCTCAGTCATCATATTCTTCTTCATCTAACCCTTCAACGCCTAGTTCAGCGTCTACATCAATAGGTTGGTTGTCAATAATGACGGCATCTTCGATATCTTCTACAGGATTTACTAACTTCTCTAGTTTTTGGCGTAATTTTGCTTTTAAATCGTCTGTTGACTGGTGTGTTATGGTCACCTCAGACTTCTCAGAGAACAATCCTACGTCCGACACCTTTCCTAGCAGCTCTAACGCACGGATTCTTACCCTTGCATCGGGGTTTTCTGTCTCTAGTAGAAGTTTGTTAGTAACTAGATACCTAACTTGGAGGGCGCTTTGGACTACAGACTGCCCAAACTCTTGCAAAATGTTGTTAGTTAACACTAATGAAGCGGGGGTTAGCGTAGCTGCGCGGACGTTAGTCACTTTCTTAGAGGTTGTTTCAGGATCATCAGCGTAGGCGATAGCTAATTTAGCAGCCACATCCTTATCACTCATGGTCGGTTCTATATCTAAGTCATGCTCTGCCAATTCTAAGGAGGTATTAGCCGCTGATTTTACGCGGTCTTTTAAATCGACACGTAAAACTTTGTCGGAAAGGGGTACGCCTATCTCTGGTTCTAATATTAAAGTCATTTATGTTTGCAGGTTATTAACCGAAGAACACTATATACCAGAAAAAAAAATTTTAGACAAGGGTTTTATAAAACAAGGGGGGTACGGCCTCAAATAGGATATAAAAATACCGAACTCAGAAAAATACAATTTATTTGAGTGAATTAGTAATATATAGACCCCGTATAATTTTCTGGCCTGAGCGGCCCTATGGGGGGTAGTACCTATCGCGATATGTGTATTTGTGGGTTTCAGTGTGGGTTTATTGGTTCTGATGCTGTCCTATCTATTGCAATCACACGGTGGTTTGTTATGTTGTATCTATCAAGGCGCAACAAGGCCTTGTAGTTTACGCGGTGCTATTACTGCGCATTTTATAGGCAATTCAAAATGACAACATCTACAAAGCAAGTGCAAGAGTTTCAGAAGTTATTAGCTAATACATTCTCTCAAGAGGTCACAGTCGCAGGCTCAGTTAATGCGCTGATACATATGGCTGATGAGTTAAAACTTCCTGATACTCACTTCATTAGCCCTAATCTACCAGAGGGTAAGATCAAGAATGACCAACGCAATACTGATGCGGCATTCTATAGGGACTCAGTGCAAGCTATGATTGATAGCTTACCTGATGATGATAGAGTATTAGTTATGGAGTGTAAGGATAAAGCCAACAAGGATAACCACACTGGTGTGGATTGGAAGCGAGGCAAAAAGTTATTGTCCGATGTATACAGTTACATGGGTACTACTCGCGGTAGATTGGTTAACAAGCGAGCTGGACTTACTCAGACTGGTAACAAAAAGAAAGCACCACAAACACCTAATGGTGAGGCGGCGGTGATAGTAGATGAGAAAGAGCTGATGTTAAAGGCTCGCAAGAGAGTAGAGGATCTCAACAAGTACCTCACTGCTAACATGTCAGAGGGTATTAGTAGTAAGGCTAATCCGCTGTTAGTTAAAGTACTAGCACTACTTATCAATCACTAATCAATCAGGGCCACGGATGGCCCGCTACTGGAGTACTACATGAAACCTTCAACAATGATAGCTAATATAGACAGAGCAATAGATGCACTGGATACAATTCAACGCTCAGGTGATATCGGTATAAGTTTAGACTATGACATCGACATAGTAAGACGTGACCTGTTACGCAACAGGGCTATACAAGAGCGACGACTAGGCAATCAGCCTAACATCTTTAAATCAATCATGGCCTCTCTTAATTGAGAGGCTTTTTTTTTGGCCTGCGATTTGACACCAGTTCCCCTCCTGCATTGAGCATCACGCCTGAGTTTGAGATCAGTTCCCCTCCTGCATTGAGCCTCGACCACATATCGCGATATGTACAATGTTACATTGTAAGTCATTGATATATATACAATGTTACCTTTTATGGCCTAATGTTACCCTAATGTGACATAATTAGGGGTCAAAATGTCACATTATCAAATCGTTGTAATCTGTGGCAAGTAGTAAGCAAGGTTACCTGATGTTAACAGTGGCAAAGTATCTAAATGTATCTATCTATTAGTATTTATTAATACTTACTTATAATGTTACATTTTCAATTATATATATACCCCCCGTAGAGAATACTAGATTGTGACAGATTCGTTCGATGGTGATCGAGCACCTCATTTTCTGATACAAAACGCAACTTTGTAACATTGTATATATATCAAGGGCTTACACATACCTACTACGTAACAATATGTAACATTACACTACAATACACTTCTACACACTCCCTGATACGTCTACCCACAACTTGACATAAGCTACAATTAGTGTATAATAGATAGAGTGATTGGGGATTACACGTCACTATGGTTACACAATAACGTGTCACCACAAAAGTACATATCGTGATATGTACAAACCACTATAAGGAATAAAGACATGTCAAGCGAATGGAAAGACCACGTTGCATCCTGCGCACGCGAGATAGCCGCAGAGAAAGAGACAGTCCCATATGGGTATGACGACTTGCGCGATGAACACACCATGTTCGTACAAGATATAGATGCCGACCTCAAGAAGTACTGGCAAGCAACGCAAGGGAGAAAGTTATGAGTATCGTGTATGTGTTACGTGAGCCAACAGACGAGAGATGGTATGAGTCACCTGAAGCACCGACAGATAGTTCGATAGCAGATTGCATCGCTTGGCACAATGGTGACAGCATAGTACCTACCAATGATTACGATAAGTACGATGCCAAGGTGTCAGCTTTGCTTACTGAGTTACACCTATTGAATGACGCATTCGCACAGCTTGCTCACTTGCCTTCTGTTTGTGACATTACTGGACTACCAATACCAAGGTCTGATATGGAAGATGAACTATACCAAGAGCCAAGATCA